TAGATAGAGAAAAAGAAATAGTTATTGATGACGCTGAAATTGTAACAGATGATACAGTAATATTTCAAGGTAAGGAAGTTAATTTAGAGGAAGAATAGTGGCTATAAACGAGCACGAAAAATTTCTTGCTGATAAAGTTAAGGGGGATATTGGCGAAGAATATATACTTAATAAGTTTACTGGTAAAGATTTAGAGGCTTATCCAAGCCATAGTGTAGGTTTTGATTATAGATATTCTGATGTCGCCGTGTATTATAAAGGCTATTTCCTAACTTTAATAGAAGTTAAATCAGAACAACACCAATGGGAAGAAACTGGAAATCATTATTTGGAATATAGCTACAAAGGAAGAAAAAGTGGAATTGCTAGTACTGAGGCTAGTTGGTGGGCAATTTTGCTTTTTAAAAAAGATAATTCGCTAATAGAACTAATACTTCCAGTAGATAAACTAAAAAATCTAGCTAGAAACTATATAGGAACTAAAAGAGATGTAGCTGGTGGCGATAATAAACATACTAGAGGTGTCTTAATACCAATAAAGGAATTAATTAATTTACATAATTTATATGGTTATAAACGATAAAAACATCAAAAATGGCGACTATAAAAAAAGAAAATACGATTTTAAGCGTTTTTAAGCGATAGTTAGCTAGGTGTCGTGGTTACCTAATCGGCTATAGACACAGCTTATAGCGTGGATTTCTAAAAAATATTTATATTTATTGTATTTATTCTTAAATCTGTGGTTAAAGTTATAACTATGGAAACACAAAAAGAATATTATTCAGAAATTGTAGAAGAAACAGATACTTATAAAATATTTTTTGGCGACTATCCAAAAATGGGTGGCCGTAAAACTTACAAAAAAGCTACTTTAACTGAATATTATGATAACTTTGAAAATGAATGTGAAGTTTGTGGAGATTTAGTTGAAACTGGATATGAGTATTATTCAAATCCAAAAGCAGTTGATTGTGTATTATTTGCTCCTAAACACTACTTTGTAGGTTGGACTTGCCAACAACAATCCTGCGTAGATGAAAAAGTTAAAAATTATGAAAAATGGAATATGCAATCAAAACACTATTGGGAATATAGACATATTGCAGATACAAACATTAATCAATTTAGAGAATTAATACATAATGTTGATGATAAACCAGAAACAGAACTATTAGAAAAAGTCCAAGAGGCACAATTAACTGTAGCATTTGGTAGTCCAATTGGTTGGAACGACAAAGAAGCAGAAACCATTGTTAAGCAAGTAAATAAAATTTACAAAAAATCCTAAAAAACTAATTATTGGCAAATAAAAAAAAGAACAATAGTATTCTTATACTATGGAAACAGAATTACTAAATAGTAATATACGCAAGTTTAAAGTTAAATTACCAGAATTACATAGTGGACAAATAGATGTAGCACAATCCAATGCAAGATTTAAAGTATTAGCAGCTGGTCGTAGGTGGGGAAAAACTAGACTTGGTGTTTGGCTATGTTTGGAACAAGCGTGGCGTGGAAAAAGAGCTTGGTGGATAGCACCAACTTATGCTATGGCTTTAGAAGGTTGGAAAGATTTAAGAAATATTGGTGTTGAATATGGAACAGTTATTAAGGAAAGCGAAAAAACAATAATTACACCTACTGGTGGTATGGTATCAATTAAATCATCAGATAATCCAGATAGATTAAGAGGTGCAGGTCTTGATTTCGTAGTATTAGATGAATGTGCCTTTATGAAAGAAAATGTATGGGCAGAGGTAGTAAGACCAACACTTACAGAACGCAGAGGTGGTGCATTATTTATATCAACACCAAAAGGTTACAACTGGTTTAGTAAATTATTTGATAATGCAGAAAAGTTAGATGATTGGGATAGGTGGCAATTACCTAGTCAAACTAATCCTTATGTACCTCTAGATGAATTAGCAATAGCAAAAAAAGAAATAGGTAGCTTTCTTTATTCACAAGAATATGAGGCACAGTTTGTTGAATTGTCTGGTGGTTTATTTAACAATCAATGGTTTAAGTATTTTGATTATGGTAGTGAAACTTATTATGATAGGAACGGATATGAAAAAAATAGAAGAATTATTAAATATGATAAAAAGGAATTGGCGTTTGATGACTTACGAATTATCACAAGCGTTGATTTGGCAACAAGTACAAAAGAAAGTGCTGACTATACAGTTGTATCTACAATCGGTGTTAGTCAAAATCAAGAAGTTTTTGTTTTAGAAGTAGTTAGGAAAAGACTAGAGGCACCAGAAGTATTAAGGTTATTACAATCTGTTTATGATAAATGGACACCAGAAATAATTGGTGTTGAAAGAGCAGGTTATCAATTAGCTTTTATACAAATGGCTAGAAGTCAAACTAATTTACCTATAAGAGAATTAAAAGCAGATAAAGATAAATACTCACGAGCTTTACCTTTATCTGCTAAAATGGAGGCAGGACTTGTGTACTTCCATAATTCTAATGATTGGTATTTGGAATTAGAAAAAGAGCTACTACAATTTCCAGCAGGAGAACACGACGACCAAGTAGATAGTTTGGCTTATGGAATTTTGCAGATAGCGAAAAGAAAAGAGTTTAAGGCATATTGAAAGAACACATTTGTAGGATTGGCTTTGGGTGGGTTGTTCCTTTGGGTGTGTTCAGCAATTCACTCATAGCCACAAAGGAGATTAATGGCTGAAAGGCGTAAATTAAGTGATATATTATTCGGCAGAGTAGAAACGAATAATCAAGATTATAAAAAATATAATTTTTTTAGAGATGAAGATAGTTTATATAACAATACTTCTTATATTCAAGGTTGGAATACTAGAGCTGGTTATTTTGATGTAACAACACTAGGTAATGGAAGTTCCAATTCAGCAGTTACGGCTTGTTTGCAAGTTTTAGGTACTAGCTTTTCTGAAGCACACCTAATGGTTAAAAAAATAGATAAATCAGACGGCTTAGAAAAAGAAATAGTAATGCACCCATTAACACAATTAATGAGGCGACCTAATCCATTTATGTCTGGCGATATTATTTCACAATACATTATTAATGCTATGCACATTTCTGGCGACGCTTATTTATTAAAACAAAGAAATAATGCAGGTAAATTAGTTGCTTTATATCCATTAATGCCTGAACAAGTAACACCAAAAGGTAATAACAATGAATTAATTACACACTACGAATATGAAACCAATAATCAAAAAATTATGGTTATGCCTAATGATATGGTCCATATAAGACTTGGATTAGACCAAACAAATCATAGAAAAGGTTTTGCACCATTACAAACAGTATTGAGAGAAGTTTATGGAGATGAGGCTGCTGGTCAAATGGCAACTGCATTATTAGCTAACTCTGGTGTGCCTAATGTATTAATTACACCAAAAGATGATTATGGTCCAACACAAGAAGAAGCTGAACAAATACAAAAAACATATAGAGAAAAAGTTGGTGGAAAAAATAGAGGTATGCCTTTAGTTTTAAGTGGACAAATGGAAGTAACCAAAATGGCTTTTAGTCCTACTGAATTAGATATTGGAACTTTAAGGCGAGTACCAGAAGAAAGAATATCAGCAGTATTAGGTGTTCCTGCAATATTAGCTGGTTTAGGTGCTGGATTAGATAGAGCTACTTATTCTAATGCTAAAGAACTTAGAGAATTTTTTACAGAAAATAAATTAATACCACTATGGAAACAAGTATCTGAAGAATTAACACAACAAGTATTACTAAGAGATTATGAAACTAATGATAATTTAACTTTTGCAGAATATGATTTTTCAGATGTTAGAGCATTACAACAAGATATGGACGCTATGTACAACAGAGTTAATGTTGGTGTTCAAGGTGGTTGGATTACTATTGCTGAAGCTAGAGAATTAGTTGGACTTCCTGTTGATGAAAGCCAAGATGTTTATATGTTAGACAGTAGGAAAATATTAGTTCCTATTAATGAATTATCCACCACAGACAGTATGGAAAACGCTAATACAGACGATAGCGATACAATAGACTACGAAGATGATACAGAAACCGAAGATGATATGGAAAACCTAAAAGAATTTAAGGTTATTAAAGAAATAGACGGAGAGTATTGTGTTATTGCTGAGGATAGTGGAAAGAATATGGGTTGCTATCCTACTAGAGAATTAGCTGAGGCAAGATTAGAACAAATAAGTAGATATTCCGATACTGAAAAAAATGGATAAAGGTTTATACGACGACTTAAATTTTACAATTCCTAAAGGTGCTAAAGAGGAAGCCAAAAGAGGTTTAGCTTGGCGTAAAGAATTTGGTAGAGGTGGAACAGATGTTGGTTTAAACTCTGCTAGATATATCATTAACAATACTGTAGCTGGTGCAGAAAAAGTAAGACATATAGCTAAATACTTTCCTAGACACGAGGTTGATAAAAGAGCTGAAGGCTGGAGGCCGGGAGAAAAAGGTTATCCTAGTAATGGAAGAATTGCTTGGGCATTATGGGGTGGAAATGCTGGTCGTGATTGGTCTAATAAACTAGTTCGTGCTATGAATAGACGAGATGAAAAAGCTAATTCTGCATTTGAATTAATTAAGCGTAGAAATCTATTAAGAGAAAATGACTGGGATTATAGATTAAAAAGATTTAGAAGTCCTGAAACTAAAGAAATACTTTATAAAGAACACGATAAACTTTTAACACAATGGGAAAAAGCAATCCAAGAATTATATTTTGATTTACTACAAACACAAGATTTAAAAATATTTAGTTTATTAAAACAATATCCAGCTCAACAAATAGGTGTTAATGCAATAGTTAATTCTGCTATAGATGAAAATACAAAACTATGGTCTGCTGATGTTTTTGATTATTATGTAGCATTAGCAAATGACTTTGCTTTTTATCAATTAGATTTATTATTACCAAACAAAAAAGAAATGCCTTATGTCATACCTTACAAGACTAAAGAAACTAGAACTGAAATAATAGAACAAGGCTTTTTCTACAGATTGGTTAGTGTTGGAGATTTTCCAATTCAAAAGTTAAGTGATAATGCAGAAGTAAAAGCATATATAGCTGGTATGGTAGATGATTTATTACCTAAGTTATCTGCAACAAGTAAAAAAAGATTTGAAAAACAATTTGCAGTAGCTTTACAAGAGGCTTTGGATTTAGGTTATACAGGTAGCAAGTTAAGTAACTATGTAGCAAATAATGTAAAGAAAAATTTAAGTAAATTAAACCTAACTAGAGCTTTAACTATAGCTACTACTGAAAGTAATAAGTTAGCAAATTTAGGTAGGCAAATAGGTGCAAAGTCCACAGGAATAGTTTATACTAAGGAATGGATTTCTCAAAGAGACGGAAAAGTCCGTGACGCACATATAGTACTGGACGGAACAGAAATAAATGAGAACGAACAGTTTAACTATAATGGCTATAAGCTAGATTATCCAGGAGATAGTTCTTTGGGAGCAAGTCCAGATTTAACTGTAAATTGTAGGTGTTTTTTAAACTACCACGAAAAGAGGATATGAGTTGAAAGAATTTAAAGATAAAGACTTACTATCGTTTGAAGATAACGGAACAGTAAGCGCAGTATTTAGTGTATTTAATGAAATTGATAGCGATAATGATGTAGTACTTCCTAATTCAATTAAAAGTGGCTATGGCGATAAAGGTGTTGCTATGGTTTGGGGGCACGATTGGAAAAATATTATTGGTAAAGGTCAAATAATCCAAGATGACGATAAAGCAATTTTTAAAGGTCAATTTAATTTAAACACTACTGCTGGTAAAGAGGCTTATGAAACAGTTAAAGCTATGGGCGATTTACAACAATGGTCTTTTGGTTTTGAAGTAAAGGATAGCGAAATTGGAATGTTTAAAAAAGAGAATGGGGAAGAAAAGGAAGTTCGCTACCTTAAAGATTTAAAAGTATGGGAAGTTTCGCCAGTTATGGTTGGTGCTAATCAAAATACCTATACTGTTGCAGTTAAGGAACAAAAAGAGCCAGAGGACGAAATTGTTGAAGAAGTAGTAGAAGAAAAAGAAAACACAGGATTAAGATTTGCTGATGAGGTGGACAACTTGCTTATCAAAATGGTTACCTTATTAACAAGAGCTAAGGAGCTTACTGCCTTACGCTTGGGCAAAAATAAACAACTATCTGATAGTTCAGTAGAGGAAATGGAAAAATTAAAGGACGCATTACAAGATATGCACCAAGACATTGACACATTACTTCGTATTGGCTCAGATAGTTATGAACAAGTAGAAATAATTGATGAATTAGATGTAAATGAATTGTTTAGAGAAACAAGTAATTTATTATCTGAAACATTAGATATAGGAGAAAACGATATAAATGAGTAAAAAAGATAATGTATCAAAACTCCACGACTTAAGAGAAGAACTCGCTAAATTTGCTGGCGAAAAAGATTTTTCTGAATTCACAGCAGAGGATAAAGAAAAGTGGGCTCAAATGAACTCAGACGCTAAATCATTAGCTGATGCCATTAGAGAACAACAAGTATTTGAAAAGCAAGTTAAAGATAACCAAGTGGAAGTTGAAAAAGGAAATGAAGTTACTTCTTTACCTATTCACGAAGAAAAGGCACAAAAGCCATTAACACTTGGAGATGAAGTTAGAAACTCAAGAGCATTTAAAGCTTTTATGGAAGAAGGACAACTTAATATTTCATCTGAAATCAAGTACAATCCTATTCTTGAAAAGAAAACTCTTGTTGATGAGGCTTCAGCTTATCCACCAGCAGTCGTGAGAAGTGATTTAATTTACCCTACTGCACTTAGAAATCCTAATGCAGTTATTGATTTGTTTTCGGTTATTCCGACAAACCAATATCAATATAAATATCTTGAAGAAACTACATTTACAAACAATGCCGCTGAGGCTGCTGAGGCAGCTGCATTCGGAGAAAGTGCTTTAGCATTTACTGAAAGAACAGAAAACATTAGAAAATTCGGTGTTTCTATTCCAGTAACTGAAGAACTTTTATCTGATGTTGCGTCTGTAAATGGTTACTTAGATAGTAGATTAAGAACAATGTTACAGTTAAGACTTGATAGTGAATTGCTAAATGGCGACGGTTCTGCACCTAATATTACTGGTGTGTTGAATAAGTCTGGTATTAATACCTTTAACTTTTCATCATACGCAGGTAATTTAGGAAGAATTGGACAACTTTATCAAGCAATTACTGAAATTAGAAAAGACGCATTCCTAGAGCCAGACGCAATAATTATGCACCCTAGCGACTGGAATGATGTTGTAACCGCAGTTTCCACCGATTTTGCTGGAACTTCATCTGCTGGATATACAGAAAAATCTCCACTTTTTGTTGGAGCTGGTATGTTCGGTAATGGTGTAACACCTAGCATTTGGGGCGTAAGAGTTGTACCTACAACTGCAATCGCAGCTGGAACTGTATTGGTTGGTGTGTTTGGTGGAGGTTTAGCTTCACATATCGTGTCAAGAGCAGGTATGGAAGTAGCTATGTCCGATAGCCACTCAGACTTCTTTACAAAAGATAAAGTAATGATGAAAGCAAGTATGCGTTTAGGTTTCGCAATCTATCGTGCAACAGCTTTCTGTTCAATTACAAACTTTTAATTAAGTTATGGTTTTGTTCTCGCACTCATCTTATTTGGTGGGTGCAGAACAGACTAATAAGAAAAGGAAAAAAATGAAATTAGCAAAAGATTTATATGAAAAAGACGGAGAATATGTCTTATCAGACGGACACCCAAAAAAATGGGCAGGTCAAGGTTGTCATTTTATAGCTAAAAAAGGTACTGAAATATCAGACTTAGAGGCTAAAGAATATGGTATTGCTAAAGAAACAAAAGCAAAAGAGCCTAAAGAAAATAAAGCTAAGTAGGTTTTAAATGGCTGACCAGTATGTTGATAAAGACGATGTTAAAAATAGAATTGGCTTATCTGGTGCTGGTCAAGACGATAATATTGATAACGCCATTAATGCTGCTAGCAGACAAATAGACGCTATTTGTGATAGATATTTTTATCAAGATAGTGCAGTAAATATAAAATACTATACGCCAACAAATGGCTTTTATTTATTTACAGATGATATATCCACAACAACAGGTTTAATAGTTCAGTTAGATACAACAGATAACGGAACTTATGATACAACCTTAACTTTAAATACAGATTTTATATTAAAACCAAATAATCCAAAAATAAATAGAATTACAGGTGAAACTACATACTATTGGCCTTATACAGAATTAGAAATATTAGCTACTAGAAGTAGTGAAAGATTTGATAATTTAATACAAAGAAATGTAAAAATTACTGCAAAGTTTGGTTGGTCTAGTATTCCTGACGCAATTAAAGAGGCTACATTAATTCAAGCTACTAGATTATGGAAAAGAAAAGATACGCCTTTTAATATATTTGGTAACGAACAAACTGGACAACAAGAATTATTTAGTAAAATGGACCCAGACGCTAAAGAGCTTATTAAAGGTTACATTAAGAGAACTTTGTAATGCAATTTGAATTTCAAGGTGGTCGTCAATTAGCTAAACGACTAGAGTTAAACGCATTAGCTGGTGTTGCATTAAGAAACTTTTTTTCAAGATATGGACAATTAATAGTTACTACTGCAAAACAAGAGGCACCAAGATTTTCTGGAGATTTAAGAGGTAGTTTAACTTTTAGACAAGTACAAGGTTTAGGTGGATTGCCAGAAGGTATTGATGTTTTCTCAAGAAGTAATTATGCTTTATTTGTACACGGATTTTATGATGAAAATTATAAATTAAAAAAGCCTTGGTCTAGAACTAAACCACATTGGCCACCTACAAAAGCTATTAAGCCTTGGGCAGACGCTAAAGGAATACCAGTATTTTTAGTTCAAAAAGCTATAGCAGAAAAAGGAACACCAATTATTCCATTTTTTAAGATTGCTATTAAGAAAAATGAGGCTGAGAAAAAAGTACTATTAGCTGGTACAGGACTTAAAATAGAGGCACAATGGAATGCGAGTAGAAGATTACCAAAAGGAAGTTTAAATGGCTAGTTTAACAAATATAAGAAACGAATTAAAAAATAATTTATCTAACATATCTACATTATCTGTTTATGGATATGTACCAGATATGATAGAGCCACCAACTGCAATTATTGGTGTTATGGACGCTATTGATTATGACGCAAGTATGCAAAGAGGTGCAGATAAATAT